CAAGAACAACAAGCAATGATTGACGAATTAAAGGCTAAAGTGGCTGCCTTAGAAGCTGCTTAATTTTATAGGAGAACATAATGGCTGAAACCAAAAAAACCACCATTACGCTTGACAATGTAGACTACGTTTTTGAAGACATGACACCGCAGCAACAAGCGATGGTCAACCACATATCTGACCTAGACCGTAAGATAGGCACAAGTCAGTTTAACTTAGACCAGCTTAATGTGGGCAAGAACGCTTTTGTAAACTTGCTAAAAGAAGCATTAACCGCACCTAAAGAGGAATAATATGGAAGCCCTGATAGCAAAAGTAAACGCGTTTCTAAGTAAGTTCTGCATTACTTGTAAGGTACCCTGCGATAAGCAAATGCACTTTGCTTGTGGTTTTATCATCGCCGCAATACTTACACCGTTTATTGGGGCTTACTCTATTGTAGTAGTGGCCATCGTTGCCCTACTTAAAGAGGTGTACGACTTCCTACACCCCGAATCACACACCGCAGACTTCATGGACTGGGTGGCTACTACCTTAGGTGGCGTGGTTGGTTTTGTAATAATTTCATTAATCTAAGAAAGAGAACGACATGGATCAGGGCTTACTAAATATACTTATAATGACCGTAGGCTCTGTCTTTGGTTGGGTCTTGCGCATGCTATGGACAGCATCGCAAGAGCTAAAGGCGGACCTGGCCAAGCTACGCGAGGAGCTGCCTAAAGAGTACGTGTCCAAGGACGACTACCGCCAAGACGTTAGAGAGCTAAAGGACATGATTGGCAAACTATTTGATTTAGTCTCACAACACAAATGAAACTATCTGAAAACTTTAACCTAAATGAATTTACCGCATCAGAGACGGCACTGCGCAAAGGGATCGACAACACCCCAGGCCCAGTCGTTACTGAGAAGCTGCGCATGCTGGCTGCTACGCTGGAGCAGGTGCGTAGTCTACTGGGCAATAATAGCATCCGCATATCTAGTGGTTATCGCTGCCTTACTCTTAATCGTGCTATTGGAAGCGGTGATTTATCTGCGCACGTATTGGGTTATGCCGTTGATTTCACGTGCCCTAAGTTTGGTACGCCGAAAGAAGTAGCCAACAAGATTGCTGAGTCACCGATTAAATTTGACCAGCTCATCTATGAAGGCACTTGGATACACTTAAGCGTAGACCCACGAAACAGACGTGAAGTATTGACTGCTACATTCAAAAACGGTAAAGCTAGTTATTCAAAAGGTATTTAATAAAAAGCAAAGGAGCAAATAGATGGAACATGTAGAAACGGCAAGAGAGTCAGCAAGTAGATTTATTGGCAAGTACGGCATGCCATTGATTGTATTTTTAGTATGCGTAGGTGTATTTGCAGCGTCATTTTTATCATCAGAAGCTTTAACACCTGTAATTGGTTTGGTTGCTACGGCAGCAATGGCTTTAATTGGTATTCTAACCGGTATAACAGGAACACAAGATAAGCCTGACCGACCTGAAATTGAAGTCATTAAAGACTTAGTTGCTCGCTTGGACAAGGTAGATGTGCCTATGTCCGTTGTTGTTGAGGGTGACAAAGTTACTGTAACAAAAGGCGCAGATAGCATTACCACAAAGGGTTTAAAATGAACTTTGATAATGTAGGTGGTAGACGTTTTTTATTTGCGGTAGGACTGACCCTTGTTTCTGCTGGTTTGTTGCTTTCAGGCAAGTTAGCTAGTGGCGACTTTACTAGCATTGTAAACTTTAACGTAATTGCATTAGTAGCTGGGCACACTGCCGATAAGTTTGCTGGAAAAAAGAATGATTCCTCTACCATCTAATGTTAAACTGATTGCTGCAGGTGTAGTGCTTGCGGTGACTTTCGTTGCTGGCTGGACCGTTAATGGTTGGCGCCACGATGGCGCGTTGAAAAAAGCACTGCAAGAAAAGATAGAATTGCAACAGGCTTACGATGCATATGCTAGGGAAGTGGCTGCCAAGTTTCAAAATCAACAAGCGGAACAAGCTATTGTATATAGGAACCTAAAAAGGAAGATAAACGATGTTACGGATAACAGGATATGTTTTGCTGACGGCAATGCTCTCAGCGTGTGGAACAGCGCTCTTACAGGGGACGTGCCCAAAGCCGCCACAGGAACTGCTAAAACGACCACCAGCACCGATACCTTTGGTGCCACAGACACAGAAATCCTTACCAACGTCATAGAGAACTTTGAGCAGTCTAAACAAATACGCGACCAGCTCAACGCACTGATAGACTGGTACGAGCACCAAGAAACTAAATAGATGTTTCCATTTGCTTGAATTTAGGGCATAATTATTAAAAAATCGACTGCTGTATAAGTAGTCATGTAACTAAGGAATTTTACATGGCGTATAGCATGACTTTTGCAAGTTTACAAGTGGACTTGCGCAGATACTTAGAGCGTGGCTTCACACTAGCAGACGATCCGTACGTTTACGAGCAATTGCCTCGTCTTATCAATATGGCCGAGCGCCGTATTGCCCGTGATTTAAAAATCCAAGGCTTCATTGTCGCTGTAACAACCCCACTGTCTGTTGGTGTTAGTACCTACGCCAAGCCAAACCGCTGGCGTGAGACCATCAGCATGACAACCAAGGACGGCAACACTGTCACTCCTGTGTTTACTCGCTCTTATGAGTATTGCCGCAGCTACTGGCCAGACGACACACAGACAGGCCAACCCCAATTCTACGCAGACTACGACTACACCCACTGGCTGTTGGTGCCAACGCCTAACGCCGCGTACGACCTAGAGGTCTTGTACTACGAGTTGCCGGTGTTGCTAGACGACAGCACTCAAACCAACTGGCTAACCGACTACGCGCCTAACTTGCTTCTATACGGTGCACTGCTAGAGGCCACACCGTTCCTTAAGAACGACGATCGCATTGCCACGTGGCAACAGTACTACCAGTCTGCCGCTAACGCGTTGAACACCGAAGACCTCAAGAAAATATTGGACCGCGACTCTGTTAGGACGGAGGCGTAATGTCATACACCAACGTCTTCACTGGCTCAACCATCTACCCTACCGAGGTAGCGTTAACTAAGTTAGATTTGACAGCCAATGTCATTCTGTACTGGCCAGTTGAGGCGCCGTTGGGCGTGCCACTAGCGTCAGAGATTGTTGAGATAACAACAACCACGTCAACCAACTGGACAATAAAAGTGCCAGACGCGATGTTGGTGTCCGTTGGTCAGACCATCCTATTCAATAACCGCACTGGTGTAGCAATCAGCGTTGTTGACTATAACAATATTCCTATCGTGTCTGTGCCCCCTGGGACACAGTGGCAGATCTACCTAGCGACCAACACCACTCAGGCTGGCGTATGGCGTCAGTACCAGTTCGGCGCGGCCACATCGACAGCCAACGCCGCAGCGCTAGCTGGCCACGGCTTACGTGCAACTGGCTCAGAGTTAGAGACCGCCGTTATTGTTGAGTACGTTACAGCAAACAGAACACTAACAGAGGCAGATCACGCCGGGTTCTTTAACTGGGAGACCGCAGGCACTGGTACCATAACGTTGCCAGAGACAACGGGCTTAAGCTCGGCGTGGTACGTTTATATACGCAACACCGGCAACGGTACGCTGACTGTAGACACAATTGGCGCGGCAGAGATTAATCACGCTGCGACGTTGGTGTTCTCACCTGGCGACTCTGCCATGGTTGCCAACGATGGCTCAAACTATTACACCGTCGGCTTTGGTCAGAGCGCTATCTTTGCCTTCGACTACACGGAAATTAACGTGGGTGGTGGCACAGACTATACACTTACAGGCAACGAGCTTAACCGCATCGCCTATCAGTTCACTGGCGTGTTAACAGCAAACATAACAGTCATCGTGCCCGCTACCGTTCAACAGTACTGGGTATTCAACAACACCACCGGTGGCTTTGACTTAAGCGTAGGCGCGGCAGCGCAAGTTTCTCCGCTTATTGTTACACAGACATTGCGCACCATTGCTTATTGCGACGGCGCAGACGTTGTGCCAGCGGTGACATCATTCGTGACGGGTACAATCAGTGGGGGCTCATTCTAATGGCAGCCTCAGTTGTCGTCTTAAAGTCAGGAGCGGGCATCAAGCGTGACGGTACCATCTTCGAGGGTGACTTTTACGTCGATGGTGAGTGGGTTCGTTTTCAACGTGGATTGCCACGTAAGATTTGGGGCTACCGCGCCATCTCGTTGTACCTGCCGCAAATCGTTCGTGGCCTAAGCACCTTCGTGCAGAATCAATTGGTGTACACGCACGCCGGTTCACGTGACACGGTTAAACGGTTCACCATTAATAGCTCGTTCATCCCCTCTGTGGTCAGCGATCGTACGCCAGTAGACGTTGGTGCCACAGGCACAGCAACCTTAACTGGCGGCGGTGCCGGCTCTGTAAACAGCGTTACGGTCAACGGTGTGACTATCACCTCAGGTGCGGTTGCGTTCTCAGTAGACTTAGCGACAACTGCAACCGCCGTGGCTGCAAACATTACGGCACACACATCAACCCCTGACTACACAGCGGTAGCGGTTGGTACAGTTATCACTATCACGGCGTTGACAGGTGGATCAGCTAGCAACGGCTTTGTTGTTGCTACAACGTTAACAACCATAACAGCGACCACCACGAACATGGTCGGTGGATCAAACGGTTTAATTATTGACAACAACAACACTTGGATGTTTGACGTAATGTTTGACTCCGTGTCATTGGATAACCTATTGATTGCGTCCGTTGCCCCTAACTTAGAATCAATTGACTCCTCAGCTGACGGTCAAATATTCACCGGCAACGTGCTAGGCACTGCCCCGTTGGTTGAGGTTGAGTTACCCGCTAACGCTAACGCCTCTGGCGGCATGGTTGTGTTGCACCCTTACTTGTTCTACTACGGTACCGCAGGTATCATTGGCTGGTCAATCCCTGGTGACCCTAGAGACTTAGTTGGCTCAGGCTCAGGCCAAGCTCGCGTAGCAGGTCAAAAGATTGTTAAGGGCTTACCATTGCGTGCTGGTGCTGGCTCTGCACCTGCTGGTTTATTTTGGGCGTACAATGCGCTTATCCGCTCAACGTTTACTGGTGGCGCGACGGTGTTTCAGTTTGATACCATATCGGCTGAGACAACAGTATTGAGTCCAAACAGTATCATTGAGTACGATGGTATCTATTATTGGTGTGGTGTGGATCGGTTCTTAATGTTTAACGGCGTGGTGCGTGAAGTTCCAAACACCATGAATCTTAACTTTTTCTTTGA